CTAGTGCGCCATGCACGATTCATTGGGTCATTTAACCAAGCAGCAAAACGCTTGTCATCAAGCACAGCAAAACCACGCATGATTCCAGCTTTGTTCAAGTCATCAATGACTGTCATAGGAATAGATGCAACCTTATTGCCAAACAATTGGTCAGACCATCTTGCTCTCTCGTCATACGAGTTATATTCTTTTTTATTCTGCTCAACAATGTCAGACACATCTTGACGAGTCTGAATAACGATACCGCCCTCACCATCAGCGTGAACAGCAGTTTGTCTAAAGTTGTTAGGGTTTTGCATAGCCTAATTCTATCAGTTTGAGTAGAAAAGAAAATGCCCCAGATGTTTAGTCTGAGGCATTTTAGAGTTACACCAGATTAAGGTGTCAAGTCAGCCAAAATGCCGTGAGCAGCTTGGTTTTTTACTTCCAAGGTGTACTCGCACAGCAACTGAGTGCTTTCGTTGTCGCCAGTTACAGCCAACTCGTTGGTCTGGAAAGGACGCAGATAAGCAATAGCAGCCATGTCAGGGTCAAGGATAAACGCTGTTTCGCCACATGAGTTAGTGGAAGTCATGAACCTGTTGGGAACAATTGAGATTGCACCGAAATCTGACAGGTAAACGTCCGCAGCCGAAATGATGGTTGTAGGCGTATTGCTAGGGGCCATGAAACGCTGTGCAGCAATACCAGTAAAGGCAGAAACCAACTGCTTGTGAGCAGGGTTAACCATCAATACTTTAGGATTGCCACCAGAAGCGTAAACTTCTTTAACAACAGTTTGCAAAATTGCCTCTGTGAAAGTGCGGTTTGTACCATCTGTACGAGCAGTAGTACCCAAGTCACCAGCAACACCAGAAGTACCGCCATCATAGTTAGAATTCAACCATGCTTGCAGACCACCCAATTTACGAGCAGTAGAAGAATTGCCGTTAGCAGCAACTTGGTTGCTCAAAAGTGTTGTTTCCATGTCACGCTTAATTTCAGAACTTGCCTTGGCCAATTGGTAGGCTTTTTCTGATTTTCGGCCTGCTTTATCCACGCTCTGCAAAGTGCCAGAAATCTTGACTGTCTTCTGTGCAATCTGAGTGCGGTTGCCTACACGAGTAGTAGGAGACATAGTAGCGTCAGATGCTGTTGCACCCTCAACTGTAAAGTTATCCAAAGTTGCAGCAGCCAAGCTGTCTGTTTGCCACTCGTGCAGAACAGCAGTTGCCTTAGTCTTGCCAATGGAAGACATAAATGGAACATCTGTTGGTGAAATCGAGTAGATAACATCCGAAAGGTCTTCTCTCATACCGATTGCGGTATATGTTTGATAGGTAGCCATAATTTACTCCAAAATTTATAAAAATCGTTCAAATGCTCTAGCAGCGTCTGAGACTTTTCCTGTCTCACGCAACCTTTGCATCGCCTGTTTGTCTTGTGAAGACCTAGCTTGGGGAACTGAAGTACCAGAACGCATCATCTTAGGGGCAGACTGGAGTTTTTTATTCAACTCTGGTTTGCTCTTTTGAAGTTGCTCATACTTCATTGCCTTATACAAGGTCATCACAGCACGACTGTCATACACGGAACTGAGTTCTTGGTCAGACCAACCTACAGACTTCGCATAGTCACGGATTTGTTTCCGTACCGCATCACCCTGTGGTGTCGCTAACTCAGGAATCAGACTAACTAGCTTCTCAGATTCTTGACGGAGATGGTTTTGCAGTTGGGACTGTTGCTCTGCTTGTTGCTGTTGGGCAATGCGTTGCTGTTCATTCCTGACTACTGCTAACTGCTTCTCACGTTGGCTCTGTTCAGCTACCGCTACCGCATAACCGATAGGGTCTGTTTCCTTTAAAACTTCTAAGTCCACACCCTGATGTTGCTGCGTAAGGAAGCTATCCAACGCTTGCAACTTCTGGGCGTATGCCTGTCGCTCTTGTTTTACATACTCTAAGTGACTACGTTCAGCTTCAATCGCCTTACGTTGTTCAGCTAGAGCCTGAGACTTTTTAGTGTAGTCCGTACCTTGTTGATAACCCTTGATAAGTTCGTCTAGTTCTACTTCGACTTCCTCACCAGATGCCTTGACTTTATATCTAGGCTTTGGCTCATCAGATTCCTCTGAATACTCAACTTCGTCAGTCTCTTGTTGGTACTCTGGTTGACCTTCGGCTTGGCTGTTGTCAGCTTCCTCAGAATCACCCATCATGCCTTCAAACGCTGAAGCAGCTTGGTTTACATCTAGGCTTTCACTCCCATTAGGGTTGGTGTTTTCCATTTGTCATCTCAATAATCGCCAGAAACCTTCTGGACGGAGGGTAGGGTAAACCCTACAGAATCTTCCACTTCTTCTCTTTAATCACAGTTTCCGAGGCTAAACCTTCTAGGTGTCCTGTAATCAATTCAATAGACTTAATGTGCCGATAAGCGTCTTCACGCCTATCACATTCATCAGCACTTGTGTTAATTATTACACTAATCTGTTCGTTTTTCAAGTTATTTAATACTTCTTTGAAAAAGTCATCATTTAGTAAGTTCTTAGCCCATTGAGCCAAGATGTGTTTGTCGTTATTCTGCAAGGATAGCCCTGTTTATAGTGAAGTCAGGATTTGGTTTACCGCCACCACCAACAGGAGTAAACAAGTTAAAGTAACTGTTACCCCTAGCAGTACCCAAGTCATTTATTGGGTTGTAGGTAGAAGTTCCACCGCTAGTTATAGACCTAATTGTGGCAATAGCCTCTTGGTCACCAAGTTCAGCAAGCACCCTTAAAGTATTTGCATCCATGCTGTCATAGGCAGCCCCTGCCCTTCTTCTGCTTGCATCAGCAGTTCCAGCTAGGTTAGCTGCGCCCAATAGACCATACTCGCCTACAGTACCCTCTGGGGTGTTTAGCAAGCCATTAACAATGTCGCCTAAACTGTAACCAGTTAGATTGCCAGAGATACTATTAAGAAGCCCTAATGTTGGATTAGTTAAATTAAGCAAAGAGTTAACTGTCATTGGCGTGTTATCGGTAGCCAAACCAAGCCCAGCAGCTATGATGTTCCCTGCTGGCCCTGCTGCCAACATAGCTATCTTTGTCCCCAAGTTCAGAACATCTGCTTCTGTACGAATATCAGCAGCAGAACCAATCAGGTTTAGTGCAATAGCTGTTTTAACTAGGTCTGAGTTACCTGCTAAAGCAGCTATCGGTGCTACTGTCCCTGCAACATTGGCTATATCTGTTCCTGTAACATTAGTCCCAAACAAGCCTTTATCAACATTAGAAGTGTTAACTCCACCAGTATTTTTAGTGAAATCGTTGTTATAGACAAGAGTGTTATCAATGGCTGTGTTACCAGTAATCTTGCCTGTGTCTAGGTTTCCTAAATTGATTTGTCCAGAATCTAGGCTTGCTGCTGCATCTGTATTCTTAACTGGTGTCATTGGTGTAGGCAGAACTCTTGGTAGTGCCTGTAGCAATGAGCCATAAGCAATTCTTGGTTGCTCTGGCAACTGGTTACCAATCATGTCTAGCAATGAAGTGGTAGGTGCAAACTGAGTCTGTGGACGATACTGGCTCTGTATGCCAGAAACAATGTCCTCATAACTAACACTTTGAGGATTGTTTCCACCAACTAAACTAACCAGTTCTTGATAGTTCATTCTGTTCTCACTTAGCAATTAAGCCTAATACATTATTCAATGAAGTAGGCGCACCAACTACATTGTTCTGCATGGTATTTAAACCAAGACTGTTATCTGCTGGCAAACCTTGAATCATGTTAACAATGCTTTGAGTCGTAGGACGCTGATTTATCAAACCTTGAGCCAAACGCTTAGATTCACCAAATGACGGAAACAACTCACGCATCTGACCTGCAACTATCGGTGCTTGATAGACGTTAGCAGGGTTAAAGTTAAATGGAGATGTTGGTGTTTTAGCTAATGTGTTAATTTTTTGACCAGCATCAGTCGCATATGCTTTGTTGTAAACATCTTGACCAAACTGGAAAGGAACATTAGCTGTTTGAGCCAAGTTAGCCACAGAGAAGTTAGCAGGTAAGCGTCCACCATTCTCAGCAGCAATCTTATCTACCAAAGCCTGTACACCAGTAGAATTTGCTTGTGCTTGAGCAAGGGTTTTACCCACACCCAACTGAAAGCCATAGTTAGGGTCTAACGCTGCTACTGCTTGTGGCGTACCAAATGCTTTATAAACGTCATCCATTGACTTAGCGTTAGCCAATGCACCAGTTAGGTTTTTATACTCAGTACCAGTTAACGCACCAGTACCCAAAGCCAGATTGATGGCTGCTTGTGCTTGCTCACCAGTTAGGGTATTTACGCCTTCTTTAACAACTAACTTACCATTCTCAAATGATGTAACAATAGGTTGTTGCGTAACAGGGCTAATAAACTGGACGCTGTTGCCCTGTACATTTTTAGAAATGTTAGGTACTGTTGTATCTAACTTATAAGTCTGTGTCGTAGGGTCATACACACCATAGGGGTTTACATTGGCGTACCGCCCTGCAAATGGGTCACTCTCTAGCGCAGCAACATTAGCCGATAACTTACCAGCCTCACCAAGCACAGTAGCATCGTATGGGTTGTAACCCAAATTAGCCATTGCAGAAACATATTCTGTCTGAGTAGGGTTTCTGCCTAGTGCGCTACGATAGCCAGAAATAATGCTTTGTGTGTCGTAGTTATAGCCTTCTGTACTGTAATTAAGAACACCAGTTCCAAGAACAGAATTTCCTTGATTTGTAAAAGTGCCACCACCAGTTAGGTAGTTAACAGCTTCAGTCTTTTCTTTGGCTGTAGCATCACGCCCCAACTGAGTGTTATAAGCATAATCAATTACTGTATCAAGTGCTTTCTGTTCAGCAACAAGTGGCTTACCTACGTTAGTTGCATACTGATTAACAACGCCAGTATCAAAACCTAAAACACGCCCAATTTGTTCTGCTGGAACACCTTGTGCAGCAGCCTCAGTAGCAATAGCCGTATAAAGAGCATCACCACTTAGACCTTTATATTGATTTGCAATATAGTCCTTGACCATCTGGTCTGTGTAATATGCTGGTGCTGTAGCCATAATTAACCCCTAATTTCTACGTTAGATGTAATGCCAGCACCAATTTTCATTGCTTTCAATTGTGCTTCCGCTTCAAACTCTTGTTGTTTCAATGCAAAGTAAGCCTGTTGTTTCTCACGCTCAAGTTGCAACTTAGCCATTTCTTTCTCACGCATCAATTGCATTTCAAGAGCAGCCTTCTGTTCAGCCATCTGCATATCAATCTGCATTTGCTGTTGTTGCATCTGCAAGTCAGCTTGTGCTTTAGCTTGGTTAGCTTGTATCTCAGCTTGAGTCTTAGCCATCAATGCCTGTATCTCTGGAGGCATCTGCTGTTGCTGTGGAGGAGGATTAGAGAGCATCTGGTCTTGCTCTGGCGTAATCGCTTTGTAGAACTCAGCACTATCTTTAAACCCTGCAATCTCAACCATGCGTCCCAATGTGCCACGATACTGAGCAGGTGAAACGTAAGGATTAGCAGGGCCGTACTGAGCAATCAACTGCTCTTGTTTAGCAAGAACCATCGACAACATAGCCATCTGCTCTTGTCGGTTACCAGCACCTAATCCCACGTTGATAGAAACATCGTATTGGTTAGCCCATGTTCTGGGGTCAAACTCTACGAACTCACCACGCATACGCACCATTCGTGCTTTGTCCTGATACTTACAGAGCAAGTGCAAGATGCCTTGGAACAAAGACTTAACACCTGTCTCAGCAAAGATTCGAGCCATTAGTTCAATCTTACCTGCGCCAGCTTGTTGCATTGAGGCAACCGCAGCAGCAGTCACGTTTTGCAAGATAGCAGGGTCTAATCCCTGTGAAGCATCAGACACGCCAGTACGCTTAGACTGTACTGTGTCCAAATACTGAAGCATTGGGAAAGCCTGATTAGCCACGTTCTGAACAACTAACTGTTGAACAGCACCTTGTGACTTAGCACGAATAACACCACCAGCAGTAGATGTAAGCAAATCATCAAGGTTTACTTGACCTTCAACCGCAACAACTCGTGCATTGTTTGTCAGATATAAGTTATCCAACATCTGACGAGTGATAGTAGTCTTGATTAACTGTAGGTCAACTGTTCTATCAGCAAGCGAGTTACCAAAGAACTTGTGAGGAATTGGGATAGGACAGATTGAGTGGAAAGGAACATAGTCCACTTCCTCAACCATTTCCTTACCCTTCTCATCCTCAAGAATCTCATTAGAAGCGTAGAACACTTGTACCAGAGTAGCAATGCCTTTGCCATCTATATCAGTTTTGACATAGCACTCAAAGACCTCAATCTCTTGCATTGAGGGGTCATCTGTCTGTGTTTGGTAAGGTTGCTCACCTGCTGCATAACGAGCCACACGCTCTGGTGTGTACGCCAAAGCATCACCCATCTGTAAGCCTTCAATCTGCTTCTTGTTAAAACCCATAGCAACCAAGGTGCTACGAGTCAACATCTGTCTGTGGGCTACAAAAGGTGAGTCAGCAATAGTTCTAGCCTTCTTGCTAATCAAGAACTCCTCTGGAGGAACATTCTCAATCGTTACTTTGCCTGACTTTTTCTTTTGTTGCACCACAACATTGTGTGTAGCACTCATCACAGGCATACCCATAGGGTCAAATATTGGGAACTCTGTCGTATCTTGTTCGACAATCTCCATAGTCTCATCACTCATCAGCATTGCTAACTCATCGTTAGATAAGTCAAAGTAACGCTCTTTAGTAATGTCTTCTTTATCTTCCCAATAAGCCTTAACGATGCCGTTCTTCTGCATCAAGGCATCTTTAAACCAATCATGCAGAATAGCTACACCAGCGTTATCCCTGTTGAACACCCAATTGCAGTAATCTGTGGCCTGTTTTGCCGAGGCTTCATCTTTCGGGCCTTGTGGCTCAAAGACTACGATATTGTCTGAGCCTGTAAAGATACGAACTAAGCTAGGTAGCGCACCATCTATCGCTTCTGCCACTTCTCCAGTAACGATTTGAGACTTACCCTCAACTTCATTACCATATGGCTGTCGTAGATAAGCCTCCAGAGCCTGTTTGCGCTGTTCAACAGTTTCGCTTTCAATAAATCCAATTGCATCATCAATCTCTGATTGGATTATCGACATTAACTCGTTCTGTGCCATGCTTGTCCTTTGGAGGGCGTCCCATTCTGGGTTTATCCAATTGTAACTCTTTTACCATATTTTCAAGCATTTCGATACGTTTTTCAAGTTCTTTTACTTTAGGTGCTAAATTTACACCCTGCATTGATACATACATCAGACAATCCATTTCGGAGTTTGGTTAATCGGCTTAGACCACGTTGAATGTCCTTCATCCAATCCAAGGGCTAAGTAACGGAAAGAGTCAGAGCCATGAGAAGACCAATCGTGTAGTGGTCTTTCATAGAATATCTTACGCTTCTCATCGTAGTCTCTGCGGTAGTTTCTCAGGCAGTTCAGTCCTGTTTGCACTTTAGGTACGTTAAACCAGCACCTTGGTAGCAACCTTCTTACTGCTTGGATGCCATCATCTAGTCCCATTCTGGGAGCAATCTTGACTTCTAAGCCAGCTTCTTCAAGCATTTCCATTCGGCTTTTACCTGTGCCTAACTCCCTAACTCTTACGTCATGGGGCAGAATATGCTCTGCTTTGAGATAGTCGTTGTCCTTAATCCACTTCACATAGTGGTCTAAACCTACGCCATGATTCTCGTAATAGTCAATCAGACGCACCTCAGTACCCACCAGTTGAGCCACCCAGATAGACGTAGAGTCACCCATTCCCAAGTCCCAAGCAGTAAAAGTTCTACTCAGTTCCTCTCTGGGAATCTCTTGCATATGCTTCTTGTCTTCTAGTTCATTGAGGATTTGCCCATAGTAAGAGCCTTCTACAGCAGCGTCAAAGCTACATTCAAACTCTTGGCGGTACTTATCTTCCCCCATCTCATTACGAGCAGCCTTCAGTTCTGTATCATCCACTACCCCTGTCTCTGAGGCTTTGAACTCAAGCAAACCCCATCCTTCTTCTTTCTCTGCTCTGTCTCGCAGTTCTTTGAAGTGGTTGTGTCCTTTAGGCGTACCAATGAATAAGCACCAGCCTTTTCTGTCTGTCAGGGCTGGTCTAACAATGTCTGTCCATATCTTAGGATTCTGGTCACCCACCTCATCAATGATTACCCCATCAAAGTATTGACCTCGCAGGGAATCAGGATTGTCTGAGCCATATAGCTGAATACGCCTACCCCAGAAGTCCACCCTCAGTTCTGAGATGTTGTTAGTACCGCCTAAAGGTTCAGTATATTTAACGAGA